GGTAATTCGGACCCCGACTTTCCGGTGTTTGGAGGGGGCTCTATGGGGGTTGTATGGTGACCGATCAGCAGGTCACACAGGCAGAGTTCGGCCGCCTCGTCGGCATCTCCCAGCAAGCGGTGAGCGACCTCGTCCGGGCCGGCGTGTTGGTCGACGGCGCCAGCGAAGCCGAGTGGCTCCTGGCCTACTGCGCCCGGCTGCGTGAGCAAGCCGCCGGCCGCGCGGGTGCAGACGGCGGCCTCAACCTCGCCCAGGAACGCGCCGCCCTGGCCCGCGAGCAGCGCCTCGGCATCGAGATCCGCAACGCCACACTCCGCGGCCAGTACGCGTCCATCACCCTGCTGGCCGAAACCCTGGCCACCGCCAGCCAAGCCGTGGCCGAGCGCTTCGAGCAGCTGCCCGCCACGTTGCGCAAGGCCTGCCCCGAGCTCACCGCCGGCCAGATGGACGTCATCATGGCCACGCTGGCCACCGCCCGCAACGAGTGGGTGCGCCGCACCGCCGACCTGGCCGCCGCCAAGATCGCCGCGGCCGAAGTCGACGACCCCGCCGCCGATGCCGCGGCCCTCGAGGACGCCGATGCGGGCGCCGACTGAAACCCAGCGCGCGCTGCTCGACGCCGTCGTCGCCGGCATCGAGCCGCTGCGCGCCGTCACGCCCATGCGGCTGAGCGACTGGGCCGAGCAGCACTTCCATCTGTCGGCCGAGTCCTCGCACATGCAGGGCAGCTGGCACGCCTACCCGTTCCAGCGCGGCTGGATGGACGCCTTCAGCGACGACGACATCGAAGAGGTGACCGTCCGCAAGTCCAAGCGCGTCGGCTACACCAAGACCCTGCTGGCCTTCATCGCCTACAACGCCGCGCACCGCCGCCGCAAACAGGCCATCTGGCAGCCCACCGACGACGACCGCGACAGCTTCGTCAAGAGTGAGATCGACCCCATGCTGCGCGATGTCGCCGCCATGGGCCCGGTCCTGCTGGGCGGCAAGGAAGACACCCTCAAGCTCAAGCAGTTCCTCGGCAGCGTGCTGCACACGCTGGGCGGCAAGGCGGCCCGGGCCTACCGCCGCATCACCGTCGCCGTCGCCATGCTCGACGAGATCGACGGCTTCGACCAGAAGATCGAAAAGAGCGTCGACCCCATCACGGCCGCCCGCGGCCGCCTGGAGGGCGCGCCGTTCCCCAAGCTGATCGCCGGCAGCACGCCCCGCGTGCAGGGCATCAGCCACATCGAGTACCGCGAGCAGCACGCCCAGGCGCTGATGCGGTATCACATCGTGTGCCCGCACTGCCAGGCCGAGCATCCGCTGATGTGGGGCGGCAAGGACACCGCCCACGGCATCAAGGGCGGCGGCCTGGGCGGCGACGGCGGGCCGGTGCGCCACGTCTGCCCGCACTGCCGCGGCAGCATCACCCAAGCCGAGTACCTGCGCCTGTGGGGCCACGAATCCGGCGCCGCCTGGGTGTCCAGCTGCGGCCAGTACCGCTACGACGGCACCTGGCACAACGCCGAAGGCGACCTCATCGCGCCGCCGCGCCACGTGGCCTTCCACATCTGGGCCGCGTACAGCCCGCAGCGCGACTGGCCCGACATCGTGCGCGAGTTCGTCGAAGCCAGCGCCAAGGCCAAGGCCGGCGAGAGCGGCCCGCTCGAAACCTTCGTGAACGAAACGCTCGGCGAGCTCTGGAAAGAAGACGTCGAGCAGGCCGACGAACACGCCCTGCAGCGCCGCGCCGAGCCCTACCGCCGCTACACCGTGCCGCGCGATGGCCTGGTGCTCGTCAGCGGCATCGACACCCAGGACAACCGCTGGGAGATCGTCACCTGGGCCATCGGCCGCGGCGAGGAAATGTGGGCCGTCGACTACTCCGTGATCTACGGCAACCCGGCCGACCAGCGAGAGTGGGAAGAGAAGCTCGACCCCTACCTCGACACCGTCTTCACCCACGCCAGCGGGCAGACCATGAAGATCGAAGCCGCCGGCATCGACACCGGCGGCCACTTCACCCACCAGGCCTACAACTACTGCCGACTGCGCCAGCAGCGCCGCGTCTTCGCCCTGCGCGGCGACCCGCGGCCCAGCAAGATGGTCAAGGGCAAGGCCACCGTGCAAGACGTGAACTGGCAGGGCAAGGTGTTGAAGCGAGGCGTGCGCCTCTGGTACGTCGGCACCGACACGGCGAAGGATCTGATCTACGGCCGCCTCATGGTCACCCAGCCGGGCCCGGGCTACGTGCACTTCAGCAAGGACCTGCCGCCCGAGTTCTACGCGCAGCTCACCTCCGAAGTGCGCCGCCCGCAACGCACCGCGCGCGGCCTGGAAGCGCGCTGGGTCAAGCCCGCCGGCCGCCGAAACGAGGTGCTCGACTGCACCGTCTACGCCATCTTCTGCACGCACGCCCTCGGCCTGCACACCTACACCGAGAAGATGTGGCAGCGCCTGGACCAGGCCCTCAACCCGCACACCGATGACCTCTTCGCCGCCGCGCCGCCTGCCGCCCCGAGCACCGGCGCGCCGGCTCCCGTCGCGCCACCGCAGCGCCCAGCCGCCGCCCGGCCGCTGCAGCCCGCAACCGCCGCCCGCAACCCCAACGCCCGCGGCATCGTCCACAGCGCCCGCAACTGGTGATGAGCACGACCACGACGACCAAGCCCGCCCGGGCGCCGCAGACCCCGCAGACCCCGAAAGCCCCGGCCATCGCCACGGCCGCCCCCGGCGATCTGCTGACCATCCCCAGCGGGCACACCTTCCGCGCCGCGCCTTCGTCGCCGGACGCCGAGCCCGACTTCATCGACCGCGTCGTCGCCCTGCTGGCCGAGTACAGCCCCGACGTGGCTGCCCACGCCGATGCCATCGCCGATGACCTGCGGCAGCAGTTCGGCGGCCAGCGCTGGTACATCCACGCCAAGCCGCAGACCGCCCGCGAGCGCCGCGTGGCCGAGGTGCTGGCCCTCTTCAATGGCCGCAACGCCACCGCCGTGGCTCGGCAGCTGGGCATCGCCCGCGCCACCGTCTACCGTATCCTCAAGCAGCCCGCCCGCCCCGAAGCCGCCGCCGAAAGTGTCGCAGCCTTGCCTAGCGATGCAACACAGCAGCCGGTACGGTCGGGGGATGGCCTACACCCAGTCTGACCTCGACGCCATCGACGCCGCCATCGCCAGCGGCGAGATGATCGTCCAAGTCGAAGGTCGCCGCGTGCAGTACCGCAGCATCGACGAGCTGATGCAGGCCCGGCGCCACGTCGCAGACCAGATCACGCACAGCAGCGGATCCACGCGGCGCACGCTGTACCGCTTCCGCTTCACCACGTCGCGCGAGTAAGGCCGCATGCGCAACCCCATCGACCTGCTCGTCGGCTTCGTCAGCCCTGCGGCCGGCCTGCGCCGCCACTACCAGCGCGCGGCCCTCAAGCGCGCGCACGAATCCGCCAGCCCGCGCGACACCTGGCGCCCGGCGCGCGCCGGCGCATCCGCCAACGCCGACCACCACGCCGACGCCCAGGCCCTGCGGGACAAGGCCCGTGCGCTCGTCCAGAACGTGCCCTACATTCGCTCGGGCCTGGACGGCAAGGTGGCCTACCTCGTCGGGACCGGCATCATCAGCCGCTCGATCGGCAAGCGCCACGCCAAGGCCTTCAACGCCGCCTGGGAAGCCTGGTCCGCCGTGTGCGACGCAGACGGCCGGCACGACTGGCCCGGCCTGCAGGCCCTCATCCAGCGCACGGCCGAAGTCGACGGCGAGGTGCTGATCCGCCTGCGCCCGCGCCGCATCGAAGACCGCCTACCCATCCCGCTGCAGCTGCAGGTCCTCGAGATCGACTGGCTCGACAGCAGCCGCAACGGCGTCATCGACGGCGAGGAAGTCGTCAACGGCATCGCCTACAGCGCGCTGGGCAAGCCGGCCGGTTACTACCTGTGGGACCGCCACCCCGGCGACCTGAACAGCCCGCGCAGCCGCCGCACCGGCAGCACGCGGGTTGATGCCCGCAACATCCTGCACTACTACGACCCGCAGCGCCCAGGCCAGGGCCGCGGGTTCAGCAACCTGGCGTCCATCATCGCCCGCACGCGCGACGTGCAGACCTACGAAGACGCCGAGCTCGCCCGCAAGAACCAGGAGTCCCGCCTGGGCGTGCTGGCCAGCGGCGACCTCTCGCAGATGGAGAACCCGCCCACCAGCGCCGCCGATTCGCCGATCGGCGATCTGGGCCAGCTGCCATCGGGCAGCATCGTCGGCCTGCCCGCCGGCGTCAACCTGCAGCTGGTCGAGCCCAAGGCCGTGCCGGGCCACGTCGACTACCTCAAGTACAACCTGCACATCATTGCGGCCGGCTGGGGCATCCCCTACGAGCTGATGACCGGCGACGTGGGCGAGGCCAGCTACTCGTCAGCCCGCGTCAACCTGCTCAATTTCCGGCGCCGCGTGCAGGCCCAGCAGTGGCTGTGCATCGTGCCGCGCCTCATCGCCCCCATCTGCCGCGCGGCCGAAGATGCAGCCGTTCTGGGTGGCGTCATCCCGCGCGCCGAGTACGACTACGACCACAGCGTGCCCAAGTGGGAGTACGTCAACCCCGAGCAGGACGTCAAGGCCGACCTGCAGGAGATCTGGGGCGGGATGTCCAGCATCTCGGAGAAGCTGCGCCAGCGCGGGTACACCGATGCCGGCCAGGTCTTCGACGAGCTGGGCCGCGACATGCAGCGCCTGAATGACACGGGCGCGCTGCCTCTCCTGCTGGCCATGGCCGGCAAGGCCCAGGCCGCAGAACCCACACAAGGAACCACCCCATGAGCCACCTGTTGCCCCATCCCGGCGTCTCCGCGCAGCCGCGTTCCT